CATGAGGTTGGACGTGTCAGACTATCAGTGGTCAGTAGATACTGAAGCGTGTGCGTTTCAAAAGCATTTGTTAAGGACATGGATTTCTCCGTTAGATATATCTAGGCGTACCATACACCATTTTGTTGTTAGTAGCTAGTAATGATAATTCTGCGTCCAGAACCACCAAACCGCGTGTCATCAGAGGCTTTTTGCAAAGAATTGATTGCATTTTGATATAGTCCCGCCCACGTTGCAGTGCGTGCGTCATCAAGCAAATATGGCGCAGACTGCATCAAGGTAGCATACAAGTAAACATCAGGCTCATCTTGCAAAAGCCAGTTATACGTTGTGCTATCACTTAAACTTGGAATGCGCTCATAGTATGCAAGCTGCATTGGATACTCACCAGATGGCGTTGGAAACACCTCTATAGCCTCACCAATCTGCGTGTAATACTGAGGAACGCCCGTTGCATCACTGTTTTGCTCTCGCCGTTGCAGCATATCCTCTGGACCCACAAAATCTAGCTTGCGCGTCACGCCGCCACTTGTGATGTTAAATCGCAAAGTCTCCAGCCAGTTGTTAGGAACCTGCACATACCGGCTATCTAGCGTTGCATCTACCCGCTCTATCATCTTGTAATGACGCAGCTTTCGGTTGATGTCAGTTTCAGCAAGCGTGATGAAATCAGGGATGACTGACGTTAGATCATCACGGTTGAGCCAGTTTGCTATTGCTGTTTTTAGTTCTGAGTATGTTGTTATAGCCATTACTGTAACAATCCTGTTTTTGGTTGCTCAGGCATACCTTGAGCCAACGCACCTTCAATATCTGCTGATGATACACCAAGAAGTGCTGCCGCGCCAGCAATGCCATATTTTCTTACTATGCTGATGAGTTTGTCATCAAAAACCACATAGTTCCGCGATCCTTGACCCGCACCACGCGACATCTGGTCAAGATATTTTATTCCGAGAATGCCAGCATCTCGCATAGCACTTGATGCTTTTGCTGCTGCTTGCTTGCCGTAGCGCCTGCGCGTATCTACATCCGCTGTAGCAGGCCGATCTAACGCGCCTAATTTATCTTTCATTGCTTCGTAAGCATCTTTCCCAGTCATATTCCCCCATGACATTGGCATTGCCGTCAAACTTTCAGCAGCTAATTGCTCTTGTTCGTTCAACGGCGCAAACAACTCCTCAAATGTATCATTTTGCGGCACACGAAACTTTGCATATTGCTCTGCTTTTGCAGCAGCTATTGCATCAGGGTCATCATAACCCAACAATCGTGCAATATTTGGCTGCTCACTTAGGGGTTTATCCCAATCTAAAAATTGATTTGGATTGCCTTCTATTGCAACTTCGTACACACGGCCTTTGTCAAATTCTCCTGTTTTTTTATAATTTTGTAATTGCGCAAGTTTATCTATTTGTATTTGTCTTTGTGCTGCAAACCTGCGCTCGTCATTGCCATAGTCACCAACTGCCGCGCGTTCATCTAAACGGCGCAATGCATCTTCTGTTTTGGCGATTGCTTTATTTATGTCGCCGTCTACACTTTCTAATGCTTTTCGCGCAGCTCCAGTATTGCCTCCTGCTATTTGTTCTCTGTAGGACTTTGCAACTGGTTCGGCCTCCGCAAAATACAAACCATGACCATATACCTGCGCACCTTCACCAGTGTTTATTTTAGACAAATCAAATCGGTCAAAGTCATGCGGGGTTCCATGAAATGCTTGTATGCTCTCCGCTGCATCTCCAGTTGATGTATCTGGACGCTGAAATGCCTCTAACACCCCACGCGGATCACCCTCTGCTACGGAACGTGCAGCGTAAGTAGCATCAGACAAGATACCTTGCCCTATATCTACTGCCGCATCTATAGATGGTGTGGCGAATGTTTCTAGCAGTCCAGCAGGCGCAGCCAAGTAACCCATGCGCACCAATGCAGCAGGCGCAAGAGACATTGCCATTTCTAAGCCCATATCGCCAGCAGCGCGTAATCTTGCCTCTCTCGTTTGATCTGGATCAAACACAACACCGCCAGCCGACATTGCGTTACCCATTGCTTGAACGGGATTTGCTTCTGCAATAAATTCAGCAGCAGGTCGCAAGTTAGGTGGAACAAAATACTCTATAGCATCGCCAACTGTTTCGTCCAGCCATCTACGCCGCTTCTGACCGGCTTCACGGGAGAAAAATTCAAGTAAGTTCATTGCAATCCCGTTTTTGTCTCACAAAATATTTACTGATTTTTCCAACCATCAGTACAATAACCCTTGATTGTTACGCTCTGCCTGCTGTTGTGATAACATATTGTACCCTAATAAACCACCTAAAGGATATGCCGCCATAATGCTTGGATCATACGCATCCCTAAAGGCGGCAAATCTACTTTTTATAACCGCCGGATCACCAGCCGTCCTATCAACCAGCATTATATTGCTTATATTTTCTGGCTTAAATGTAGGGTCGGGAACATATGTTTCGCTGCGCTTTACACCCTCTATCATGTTTACATACGGAATATTAGTATAACCTTTATCCGTTAGTTCCTTACGGAAAACATCTAGTGCAGTATCTAAATCTAAATTGCGAGCATCAGCAAATTCATTCAAAACCGCTCTTACACCGTCCTCTGATAAGACTGTTTTGCCGTCAATCTCAAAGCTCAGCGAAGAATGTGAAACGTCTGGATCTATGCCAAATTCTTTAAAATCTTTAATCTCAAAAGGTTTATCTGTACGTAATTGCAGCGGCAAAGTCATACCAGTATCCTTGCCAAGCAAAGTGAGATCACGATCTATGTCCTCTCTTGAACCCGTACCGACTTGAAATTTATAACGATCCTCTGCCTGCGCGGGCGTCCCAACGTGAACACCCAGCCGATCAAATCTTGAAGCGTTATCTGACGGCGGTCTAAGAACATCACCAATCATCCGATTGCTCTTCATAAAATGGTATGCTTCTTCTGGGAAAAGATCCCTAACATCTGCTTGTGTCATTCCAGATGGCACTTCCAAATCACCAGCCTTAATGCTAGGCTTTAGCAACCCACCACCCATCATCGCAGCGCCAGAAGTGCCAAAAGCCTCACTCAACATATCTTCACGCGGAATAAGATCTTCATACGCCGCTCTAGGTGCATCAATGGCCCTAGCTAGAGGTTCTGCTAAACTAGCGAGCAGCGGTAAAACACCCTCATATCTATTTGTTGCAGTACCGTAGACAGGCTCTTTTGAAAATAAACCGCCTAGTACAGACCGCCGCCCTTCTTGCGCCAATCGCTCTTCATTTGCGCGTATATAATTAAACAATCCAGAGAAAATACTTGTTGCTTCCCGCGCACGCCTTATTTCGTCAGCCGTTGCCATTACCACTTAACCTTGTTCGCCCAGTATGCCGCGCTCATTTTGCCCTTCGCTATATTCTTTGCATGTCTTGCTTTGAACGATTTAGCGCGTTTGGTCATTGCCTTATCACCGGTCTTGCCCTGCTGCCCAAAGCGGATCGTCTTAACCTTGTCACCTTCCTTTGCCACAACAACGTGCGACTTGGTTTTGTGATTAGGCGTGCGCTTCGGCTTGTTATAACCAGAAACGCCAGCGCGGGTTAAACGCGGGTCTTTCGGCATTAGAAAAAACCACCTCTAAATTGCTGCCTGCTAAGAATGCTTTCACCATACCTACGGTATTGGTCAGGTTCCTTTTGCCTTAAATGCTCTGCCATACCTGCGCCTTGCTCTTGATCCATTATTGCCTCTATTTCTGGCGCATATTGAAAAGCAGGAACGTCAACGCCGGAAATCGCATCCGCTAAGTTTCCAAGCAGACTAATACTACCACCACCTCTATATTGACCACCGGACGCATATCTGCCGCCTCTGTCAGACATATCAGAATAATCCCGATAGCCTAGAAGCTGGGGAAAAAAGCCTCTCTCAGATCCACCGCTATCGCCGCGCAAAAATGAAAACAAACCTGCTCGCGGGCGCATTTCCATTGTCTGCTGATCGTATAATTCTCTCGCTTTCTGCCCTCGCCGCTGACCAATATGGTAACTGGTGCCTTGGTAATACTCTGGGGTGCGATCCATTAACCCAAGACCCATTAGAAGGCTATTCATAAAGCCTATTGGTTGATAGCCCGAAATTGGATCTGGGCTTTCGCCTCGGTCTGCTTGCTGCTGCAACCGGATGGCCTCACGTTTTGCTTCCTCTGTTTCTGGACGCGCTCTTGGCCTCAACATCGTTACTTCCTTTTCTTAGCAGTCTTGCGCTTTTTTGCTTTTGAAACAGCTTTCAAATCTGCTCCAGTAATTTTCTTCCGATCACCTGCCATTGCAGCCAACCTCTTTTGTTTAGACGTATACTTGGAGTATGGCATATTAACCCTTTGCTAAACAACGTCCCGCCATTGCACACTTGTTTGGCGTAGGACAACCTTTGCACGGTTTAAAGTTTTTAGCTGAACTATACTTATCAGTTTTCATTTTTTTCTCTTCTTTGCTGTTTTTGCTGCTGCTTTAAATGCTGCTGCCGTAGGCGCACCCTTGGA